TGATCGTGTAGTGGGTCATGCCACTACCTCGAGCCAATGCTCGGCCACTCCGCTGAAATGACGGAACCCCGCCTTCACCTTGAAGCGCTCGCCAGGCTCCAGCGCGCTTGCCTGGACGGCCACACTGCCCTGCCCGTCTTCAAGCTTCAGCCGTGGCCGGGCGATCTGTCCGCCCGTGGTTTCGAGGAAGACTTCGCAGCGCCGCATAAATGGCTCGCCGCGATGATCGAGCAGGTCGATGGCGATCCTGGCGGTGCCGTTGGCGCTGATGGTCGCCGGTCCAGGCGCGCGGGACAACCGGCAGATTGCTTGTGAGGCCGAGCTCGGGATGGGCATAGGCGACGATGCTGCAGTCGAGGAAGTCGCTCTCGGCGGTCGGCACGAAGATATGGATCGGGTAGCTGCGCCGATCACGCTGCGCCTGCTGCTGCGGGTCATATTTGGTCGCGGCTGTGAGGGCGTAGAGGTTGAAGGGCTCGAAGCAGCGATTGGCGTAGAAATCGACCCCGACGACCCAAAGCGCGAAGTCGGACCAGTCGCGCCGCGCCCTGAGATCCGCAAGATCGACGATCACCGGCGGCAACGGGGCCGGCGGCGCACCGGGTTCGCCGTTGCATCCATTGACCCCGTGGATCGCGATACGCTCGGGCGTGACCTGAATGTCGAAGCCGCTGCGGATCGTGCTGCGATAGGTGCAGACATGGATCGCCACGAGATCCCTCCCTCAATTGCAGTTGCAGTCGCAGGCACAGGCGCAGTCGCACGCCGTGGTGACCGCGAGCACGGCGGTCGTGCCGGAGCGCGAGAGCGAAACGGACGTAACCTTGGGATTGGACCCGAAGCCCACACCCGATCCGCTCGCCGCCGTAAAGGCGGTCCCGGCTGTGGCAAAGAGCGTTCCGATATCCGACGCATTGGCGAGCCGGTATCCGGTCGCCGTGGCTCCCGTGCCGTTGGATCTGAACGTCGTGCCGGCGAGTTCGCCCGTCATGCTGTCGCCGGACTTCGCGACCCGGCTGCCGAGATCGATCCCGTTGCGGATATCGGCGATGGTCTGGGCAGCGAGATCGGCGGTCGCGATCGTGCCGTCGGCGATCTTGGCGCTCGTGACCGCGCCATCGGCCAATTTGGCTGAAGCGATCTGGGCATCGGCGATCTTTGCCGCAGTCACGGCGCCGTCGGCGAGCTTCGCCGTGATGACCTGACCATCGGCGAGCTTGGCGGAGGTGACGGCGCCGTCCTGTAGCTTCGCGCTCTGGACTGCGGCGTTGTCGATGTCGCCAGCACCCACGGTGTTCTTGATGGCCAGCGCCGCGAGCCCGAGATTGGTCCGCGCGCCGGCCGCATCGCTGGCGCCCGTCCCGCCCTGAGCGACCGGCACGGGGACACCCAATGGAATGCGCGTCCAGGTCGCCGGCGTGGTCGCGGTCAGCTGGTAGAGCTGGGCCATATCCGTGCGAAAGCACAGCATGCCCACGACGAGATTGGCGCTCGGGAAGGTCGTCCCGGAGAAGGCCGAGCGGATCGCCTCGTCCCGGTCGAGGATGTCCTGCCGGCTGTCACGTACCGGCTTGCTGGAGGGGATGTCCGGGTAGGTCTGGGGCATGGATGTCCTCGCTCAGTAGCCCTCGGCCGACCAGCTTGCGTTACCGGCCACGGTGGCTTGGGTCGTCGGATTGACGAGGGTCAGAAAGAAGCCTGTGGTCGTGATCTGGCCGATCTGGGGGATCGCCACCGTGCCGCCGCCCTTGAACGTCGCTTGGATCTCCGGCGCGACGGTGAAGGGCTCCGCGAAGCTGATCAGCACGCCGCCCGGCGGTACGGCGACGGTTCCACGATCGCGCCGATCCGGCACGTCGATGTTGAGCCTGGCGTTGGTGAGCACAGTACGCGTCCCGGTGATGCTCGGCGCTTCGAGGACGAGGCGGATGAGCGCGCTGGCGTATTCGTAATCGCCCGGGCTCAGATCACGGAAGGCGCCGAAGCCAAGCGCCCGGCTCTGCGCAACCAGGGCGGCAAAGCCCTCAGCGTCGAGAGGCCCCGTACGGAAGGCGAGATCGGCGATGACCGCTTGGGAGGCCCGCAAGATCCGGTTGCGCAGAGCGAAGAGCTCGGCCTCGGCATTGATGAGGTCCTTGCGCGGGACCTCGCCAAGCGCCAGCTGCTCGCTGAGCTGGACGAGGAAGTTCGCGATGTCGGCATAGGTCTCGGCGATCGCGAGCGGCCGCTGGCTGTCGGCACGCGCCTCGCTCATCCGGGCCGCGCCGAGCGCGAAGCTGCTCGCCCGCGGGGCTGTCATACCCAGCGATGGCCCCGATCCGACACCGATCGCCTCGGCGATCGAGAGCACGAAGCCGATCAGGTCGACATAGGTCTCGCCGAACATAAGCGGCTCGGCCCAGCTGTCGGTCACGATGGCATCGCGTGCATCGCCCAGACCAAGAGCTTCAGCCAAAGCGCTCGCCGGCAGCCGGGCCTCCACGGCGCCAAGCCCGAGCACGTCGCTTTCCTCAGCCAGCATGCTCGCCGCCGCCGCGTCGGCCCATGTCTTGCCGGCCTCGGCCGCGTCCCAGGCGAAGCCCGCGCCGCTCCAGACATAGGCAGCCCCGGGCGTCGTGGTGACCGTGACGGGCATCGCAGTTCAGCTCATCGTGAAGGTGAAGCGCTGGGTCAGCGTGTCGTCGGCGCCCTTGTTGATGACCGCGAAGACCACGCGGTCGAGCATGGTGCCCGCGCTCGCGGCGTTGAACACCCCGGCCTCGGTAATCGCCCCGGTCGCCTCGCCCGGATTGAAGGTCGCCTCGAACTGGAAGACCTTGGTTCCGGCCGTGTGGCTGAAGCTCGCGGCCTTGCGCGCGAGTTCGGAGACCAGCGTCGTGTTGGCAGCCGCGGCGGCGGTGCTGCCAGTGCCGACCGCGACATGGCTCATCACCCCCGGACGGCCGGCAGACAGGCCAACCGACTGGGCGATGAAGCTGAACCCGGCATTGACGATGAGATTGTCCTTGGCCCGGACCAGCACGGAGCCATCGGCGCGCGTCAGCCAGGCCTCCATGCGGCCATGCAGGCAAAACCCGTCCCTTCCGGGCCCCCGGCCCAGACGGGCCAGAAGCTCGGTCATGCCGATTTTCATGCGGAACTCCTATGCGATGTGAAGCTGTGCGCCGGTGAAGGAGCCGAGCGGCGCGAAGGGGGCGATGCCCGTGGCGATCAGCCCGGTCTGGGCGGAGGCCGCGAACAAGCGCCGCTGGGCCAGCGTCTGGCAGATGGCGAAGGTGACGATGTCCCCGGAGCGGCGCGCGAGTGCGGCTGTGACCCGCTGCCCAAGATCGTCTTCGAGGGCGAAGGCGTCGTCCTCGGGCGACCACATCAGCCGCAGCGTCCCGTTGGCGCCGGTCAGCGCCAGATAGAGGCTCGATTCATCGAGGATCTGGTCGAGCCGGACGTCAAAGCTGGTCGTGAACTCCGGCGGGATCGCGATCGCCCAGCCGGCCTTGGTGGCGTTGGTGACCTTGAGCCCCTGGTCAAAGCGCGCGGGCGCGTAGACGAGATTGGCGGCGATCGCGGGCAGCGCACCGCGCAACCCAGTCAGGGTGCCGGCAAGACGCAGGCCCTCGATCAGATCGGCATCGAGCGGCGCCTGGACCGCGATCTGACTGCGCAGCCTGGCGCCGTCCACATCCCCGACCTGAAGCCAGGCCGAGGCGGCTTCCGGGTCCTCCCAGGCGAAGCCGGCGCTCTGCCAGGTCAGATCATCGGCCGCGATCGTGCCGATATCGGCCTCGATCCAGTTGCGCGCGCGCATGCTCCGGGCAAGGGCGATGGGAAAGACATATTCGCCGCGCGCCACGGTGGTGGCCCCGGTGCGCGTCAGCGCCAGCAGATTGCCACCGATCACCTCGAGGCCCTGGGTGATACCAGGCCAGCCCAGCGCGCGGCGGTCGCTCACCACCACCAGGTTGCGGCCGGTGATCGGCGCGAGCCTTGTCGTGGCGAAGGCTGCTGAATTGCTGAACAGGCCCGCGGGCGAGACGGCCTTGAGCCAGAAGGTCTCGTCGCCGGCCTCGCGGATGGGCCAGAGCGCCACGAGATGATTGCCCGCCGCACGGCCAACGAAGCGGCCAGTCCCCCAGCTCGCGCCAGCGCGCAGCTCGTATTCGAGGCCTGTGCCCTCGACCGGCGCCCAGGAGGCGCGGACATGGTCGCCTTGCGCGATGACGTCGAAGACTGTGACGTCGCCTGGAGGGGCCACCGCAGCGGCAACGCTACGCGCGGCGACACTCGCAAGGCCGATCTCGTCGATCGCCTTGATGTGGAAGACCCGCTCGGCCGCATCGGCGATCGCAACGAAGAGGGTCGTACCGCGCTGGCGCGTGGTGACGATCGACCCCGCATCCCAGGATGCCCCGACCCGGATCTCGTAGCCCACGAGGTCGAGCGCGGACACGGGCTCCCAGGTCAGTTGCACCCCATCGGCGCGGCGCGCGGCGGCGAAGCCTGTCACGTCGGCAGGCGGCGTCGTGCGCCCGACCACCTGATGCGCGAGGATCTCGGTCCAGTCCGAGGCGAGGCCCGTGCGGGTTACGTGGCGCAGCCGCAGATCGTAGCGCTTGGCGTCCTCGACGGGCTGGATGGCGAGCGTGAACGTGTCGGCGGGTTGCGTGGCGAGCGCCGACCAGGGGCCCGGGCTTGCGGTCTCCCGGTAGCGGATCTCGACGCCGTCGGGGCTGTTGGCGGCCTGCGAGGCCGGCGGTCGGAGCTGGACCAGGATCCGCGGACTGGACCGCCCATCGGGGCCGCGCACGAGCGCACTCTCGTCGGAGATGACGGTCCAGACCTCCGGTGGGGCTGGCCGGACAAGCTCGGGCTGGGCGGGCCGGGTAATGTAGCTGTCGAAGCTGGGGATCGGACCGCTATCAGCGTCGTGCACGCCTTGTGCGGCCGGAATCAGGATCAACTTGGCCGAGAGATTGGGGCCCGGCTCGATCCCCTTCACCAGCATCGGCGCCGCCTCCCGCCCCGCCTCCCCGAACTGGAAAAGATCCCCGGGCTCGGGAGCAAGCGCCTCGGGCAAGGCGGTGGCGAGCGTGACGCTGGCCGTGACCCCAGGCGCCGCGATCATCGCTAGCACTTGGCTCGCGCCATCGCGCCGGCGCACGCGAAGGGCATAGCTCTTGCCCGCGTCCATCGCGGCCGGCTCATCGAGGACGAGGCCGCTCACCAGGCCGCCCGACTGCACCCTCGCCTTGATCCGGCCCGCAGCGATCCCGACGCGGATCACGTCATGGGAGAACATGACGAGGTCACCGTCGGTCGCCCGCAGTGCCTCGACATCCTGATAGACCTCATGGGTCTCCGGGCGCAGCCGGCCGACGGCGAGGTGGTAGCGCCCCTCGCGCCATGCCTGTGCGGCGCGCGTGCAGCCCATCATGTCGATGGTCTCGAAGCGCTCGGCGCTCGCGGTATTCTGGCCGTCGGCGTAGACGACCCGCTCGTCCTCCTGCCAATCCTTCTCGGGGTTAATGAAGCGGACCTTCAGCGCATGGGGCTGGTCGATGAACTGCTTGCGCCCGACATAGCCGAAGGAATTGCGCGGGGTGATGTGCAGGACCGGCACGCTCTGGGGCATGTCGCGCACGACCGAGTGCTTGCCGTCACGCAGCCCATAACGCGCGCGGGCATGGGCGGCGATATCGCGCAGCGTCTCGATGACCGAGCCGCCCTCGACGACCCCGTCGAACGTCCATCTGGCCTGGCCATCCTGGGCCGGGGCATCGCAGGCCTGGGCCCAGGCGAGCAGCGCTGGGAGGTCGAGGCGGGCATCGCCGATGAGCTGGGTCTGCCCGCGCCGGCGCAGGACATCGCAATACGCCCAGGCCGGGTTGCGCGAGAGCGCCCAGGCCCAGGCAGTCCCGTTCCAGACCTGGAGATACGAACTCGCCTGGCAGCTGATCTGCTGCAGCTGGTTGTTGATCTGCTCATAGGCCTTGAGGCGCAGCGCCACCAGGGCGAGACCGGTCATGGTGATGGGCGGGTCGTTGGTGATGCTGCGCAGCACCACCAGCGATGCAGCGTCGATCAGCCGGGGGTTGGTCGCATCGGCGCTGACGCGCCGCAGCCGGATCTCGTATTGGCCGACCTGGGCGGGCTCGAAGCGACCGCCGCGGCGCACCGGGGATGAGGAGGCATCGGTGATCGTGATCTTGCCCGCGACCTCGAAGCCCGCATCCCCGCCGGACTTCCAGGGGATCGCGATCCAGGCCGAAGCGCCGACAGGCCGGTATTCGGCATCGAAGACGACGCTGGCATTGGCGCGTGCCCCCTGATCGTCGAACAAAGTGAGCCCGCGCTCGAAGGCGATGTCGAGGCTGATCTCCCGCGCCGCTGGACGCGAGGTCACAATCCGCCAACCGCCCGCAGCCGTCAGCGCAATCGAGAGCGCGTCTTCTTCGATGCGCTTGGTGTAAAGCGTGACCGGCTGATCGTCGGCCCAGCCCTCGCGGATCTCGACCTCGGCGCCGTCGAAGGCGGCCAGGGGTGTGGCCCCGATGCGGATATCCTCGATCTTGAGGGGGCCATAGCCGGCCAGCAGCAGCAGGCGCATGTAGCGCTCATTGCCGACGGTCTCGGTGTAGGGCCTGGCGGCGAGGATTGGGAAGATCCGCCGCGTGCCGTAGATGCGCGGGATCGGGCCGTAGGGATTGAGGCGGTTGGTTGTCCCGGTGATGGCGTAGCTCGGGGTCGAGAGGCCGGCATCCGCACCGCGCAGCGACTGGGTGGGCGTGGGCGCGATCGCGTTGACCAGCAGCGAGCCGACCATGGTGATGGCACCGGCAAGTGCGAGCTTGGTGATGCCCATGGCCGTGAAGACGCCTGCGGCGTTGACCGCCGCCACCTCGGCTCCGAAGGCCGCAGCGGTCAGCGCCGGCGCCGCCCATGCCGCGAAGGCGATGACCGCGATGGCGCCGATGATGGCGAGCGGGTTCTTCCCTCCGCCGCCCCCACCCAGGGCGTTGACGCGCACGAAGAGCCGGGCCGACGCCTTGGGCCGCACCCGCCCCCACCAGGCGCGCGGGATCTCCTGGTCGTCAACGAAGACCTGCAGATAGGGCCAGTAGCGCTGCGGCAGGTCCGAGGCCTCGAGCATCTGCGCCAGGCTGATGCCTGCAGGGGCCGCGCAGGTCCGGCGCTCGGTCGAGAACGGTCGCGCGACCAGGGTCCAACGCAGCATCGCGCCTGGGGTCGCGACCGGGGTGGCGCCGTCAAGCGGCATGGCGATGAAACCCCAGCACCCGGCGCTCCCACCGCGAGCCTGCGCAGAAACGCTCCAGCACGCTGTCGCAGTTCTTCTCGATATGGAGCATGAGGCTTGGCCCCACGACGACGCCGACATGGATGGGCCGCCCCATCACCCGCAGCAGGACGCCGTCGCCGGGCTGCTCCGCACCGACCGCGATCGGTCGCCAGAGCCGAATGCGCTCGTCCATCAAGGCGACGAGGAGGTCGTGGTCCTGACCTGGCCGATAGGCAATGCCCTCGTACTCCGGCACAGCGCCACCAAAGCGCTCATTGATGACCAGCCGCAGCAGACCATAGCAATCGAGCCCATCGCGCGAGCGCCCGCCTTCCTGGAACGGCAAGCCGACATAGGCGGCGACCCAGTCCGGAGCCCCGGCGTCGACGACCTGTCCGACGATAGTTGACATCAAGCAACCCCTGCTCCACGCCATGCCGAGATGGCGCTACGTTGCGCAGCGACCATGAGAGACAGCGCTGAAGAGACGACGCATGCACAGAGAAGACACGAGGCGCCGAGAACCGAAGATGCGTCCGCCGCATCCAGGCTCGTTGCTGCGCTACGATGTGCTACCGGCCCTCGACATTCCGGTCGCCCAAGCGGCACGTGAACTGGGCGTATCCCGGCAGTTGCTGCACGGCATCCTGGCCGAAAAGCTGCCGGTCTCGCCCGAGATGGCCGTACGGCTCGGCAAATGGTGCGGCAACGGCGCCTATCTTTGGATGGCCCTACAGCAAGACCTGGACCTTTGGACTGCCGAGACGAAACTCGCGAAGACGCTCTCGAAGATCCCGACCCGGAGAACTGGCTAGAACGCCCCCGGAAAGCGCGCCGGGGTCATCTGCTCGCAGACCGGCTCGGAGAGAATGTCCTCGTAGACGAGGTCGCCCGAGATCTCGCCGGCATCCCAGGTGACGTTGCGCAGGCGCATGCCGGCATATTCGACCTCGATCGTGTCGGGCTGATCGGCGAGGACCACGCGCAGCGTGACGCTGGGTGGCTCGCTGATGCTCCGTACCTCATCGACGATCAACCGCTCTGTGTTGTCGATCCGGATCCTCGCGATCATCGGCCGGTCCTGGTTCTCCGGCGGGAGTTCGACCTCGAACGGATAGCCGATGAAGGTCGAACCCTGGTGCATGATGTCCTGGTTGTCGTTGACCACCCGGATCGGCGCCGCAAGACCTGCAGCCGCGATCTCCAGCAGGACCAGCCATACCTTGTCGCTGGTCTCGGCATGCGCAGCCGCACGTGCCGCCGCCGACATCGTCCTCATGGCAGGTGCTCCAGCTTGACCGCGACCGTGAACAGCGTGCCCGTGATGGCCGCCACACGCGGCGCCTCGAGGAAGCGGAACGTGGCCGGGGTGCCCTCACGCGGATGGGTCCAGCCGAAGGGCAAGGCGCCGCCGGCGGTCATGTCCTCGAAGAAGGTCTTGAGGATCCCGGTTTGCGCGGCGTTCACCTTGAACGTCGCCTCGATCTGCCGCGGCGCGGCGGTGAAGCGGCGCCGGACCTTGGCTGTGCCGGCGTCCATCGTCGTGCGCAAGGTGGTCTCGGCGAAGCGCTCTTGATAGCCACCAACCGTCGGCCGTTGCGGCAGGCTGCTCGGCCAAACGAGATTCGACATGATCAGTTATCCTTGGGCCGCCTAGCGCAAAAGGCGTGTTGGAAACCAATGGCAATTGACGCTGGTATTACTCGGTGCTACCGTCTTCTCTGTCGAACTTCCCGAGAGGTAAGGCCATGACCGTCAAATCCTCGATCTCCCTGACCGACGATCAGCATGCCTTTGCCAAGACCCTGGTCGATGCCGGCCGCTTCGCGAGCGTCAGCGCGGTCCTGCAACAAGGCGTCGAACTCTTGCGTCGGCAGATGGAGAACGAAGCCCAGGAACGGGCCGCCCTGGCGGAGGTGCTGACGCAGCGCCGAGCAGGCAAGTTCATCTCAGGCGCGAAGATGGACGACCGTCTTACCCGCATGCTGACCCGTAAGCGCCAGACGCATGCCGTTCGCGGTTGAATTCTCAGCCGAGAGCGAGCGCGATTTCGAGCTGATCTTCGACCACCTGTTCGAAAGCTATATCGGCTTCGGCGAAAGCCCCGAGGAAGCGCTCGAGCACGCCGCGCAACGGATCATGGGCATCCGAAGGGCCGCCGACCGGCTGGCGATGTTTCCGATCCGTGGTACGGCGCGCGACGATGTTCTTCCCGGCGTTCGATATCTCGCCATCGACCGCGCCATCTACTGGTTCGATGTCGATGAGGCAGCACAGAAACTACGCATCCTAGCGATCTTCTTCGGCGGTCAGGATCATATCCGCCATATGCTGGTTCGTCTTCTGCGCGAGGACGAGCCGAGTTGACCGGATAGTACTGAGGCCCTCCGCTCGACGCACCAAGATCAGACCCGCTTGGTCATGCGCCGCGAGCCATAGGTTTCGCCCTGCGCGCGATCAAGCCTGCCGCTGCGGATGGCTTCCTCGATCTTGTCCTCGATGAAGACGGCGATCTCGCGCTTGCCATCAGCACCGCGACGTTGCTCGGTGCGCGCTGGCGGCTGATCGCGGCCGACGCGCATGTCGTAGACATTGACCCTGATGTCGCCCTCGCCCGCCGGTGTACGGGCCCGCTCGAAGCGGTCCATGTTCCAGCGATGGCGGGGATCGTTTCGGGTCAGCACTTCCTCCCCGCGTAGGCCGACAAAGGGCACCTCGTCGGGCCGCAATCCCAACATGCCGCCGACATG